TAAAAAGTTATTACACCTGCGTTATTTACTGCTTTCATAATTATGCTACTTTATTTATTGTTGCGAATTGCTCTGTGTTTCCATTTGTAGAAACTATACTTATTAAATTTTCTCCACTTCCATCATACGTTGAAGCATTTGTAAGTTCTTTTACACTTGTTGGTAAAGTTAAAGTGTAATTACCACTAATAACTAAATTGATTTGCATACCAGTCGAAACATTAGCAAAAGTTAATGTTGTATCAGCTCCTAATGTTTTAGTAAATGTTGTAGCAGTTGCCCAATCTACTGAAGTTCCACTTAATGCTGCTGCAGTAGTAAACTCTGCACCTAATTTGGCATAAGTAACTCCATTATCTTTTATTCTTAAAGCATCTGCATTTGTTTCTATTGTAGAATCATCAACACTAACTGTTAAAGTCACATCACCACTCGAACCACCCCCTGTTAGGCCATCACCTGCAACGACACTTGTAATATCACCTGCAGATAAAGTTTGCCAAGAAAAACTACCATCACCATCACTTATAAGATATTGTCCTGATGTTCCATTTCCACTTACATTTAATCTTTGTGCATCTACTGCATTATCTGCAATCATTGCTGAACTTATCTCACCAGTTGATGATGTTCCGATCATAGTTCCTTTTGCAGTAGATACAATCACACCAGTGTTTGTTAATGTTAAACCAAGAGCATTACCCGCACCATCTGTTAATGCTTGTGCTGAACTATCAATCACACCATTATCACCCACTTTAAGTAGCGATGTATAAGTATCTTTTATTTTATTACCTGTTAAACTTGCCATAATTTATTTTTTATAATGATTCCCAATTTTTATTTACGTTTTGCCATTGTTGTTGATTCTTATTCCAATATTGTCTTACCTTTTGAATAGCAATAGAAACCTTGTTGCCCATTTTCGCTAAATTTAACCCAAGTCCTAACATACTACTCTATGTAAGAAATTACTTTACCTGATGCACAACTTATCGTATGAAATGATCCATATATAATAATACCTGCTGATAATTCTAAACTTGTTATTGATGTATCACCACCAGTTGCTGCATTTGTACAAGTTATTGTTGAATCTTCCATTGCTTGAATAGCATTGTATTTTTCACCAACTGTACTTGTTCCACTTGAAGCAATGACTCTTAAACCAAATTCTCCAAATGCTGCTTTTTGATAATTTCCTGTATTATATAAATCGTTTGACATAACTAAATAATTTACTACAAAAATAACAAATTAATAATTAATGTTTTCGACCTTGACCTATGTATTTTTTTTTGTAACCATTTTGGCCTCTTGAAGCATTTTTACTATGCCTTCCTGGTCTTTTCTTTTTTGGCTTTTCAATATAAGAAACAAAAACTTTTTGTGCCATTAGTTTGCTTTATTATTAAACTTTTCAAAAGTCCTCATTCCACCAAGACCAAGCATTCCAATTAAAACAGTCATTAAGTGTTCCATTTGCAGGGCAGGGGGTGCTGATTCAACCCCAACATACCATACAAGTAAATCTCTTAATACAAAATTATATGCAAGTGCAAAACCACAAACCCAACCAATAAAAGGGCGCCATCCAGCCACAAAAATTGTTCTGTGTTTTGCTTCTTGTTCGTTAATCTGTGCTTGTAATTCAATTAACTTTTGTGGATCAATCTCTTTCCCCTTTATAAGTTCTCTTATTTCAAGCCCAAGCCCACCAATGTCGTTTTTATCTGAAAAACCTAATAATCTTTTTAATAATTTAAGCATCTTGAATTTTATCTAAATTAAATGAGTGATATGTAGAATATCCTTTTCCCTCTTTTCTTTTTGCTTGATACACTAATTTTCGGTTATTACCCTTTACATAAGAAACATGAATCCAAGCAGGGTTGTTATCATCTCCTAACTCCCAAATAAGTTTATCAAAATCTAATTCGTTTTTAATTATATAAAATAATTCACAATTAGAAACACCTGTTGCATCTAAATCAATTGCACACCCATCTATATGTTGTGATGTTGTTGCAGCACCTGAAATAGCATTATTTAATTTCTCTGACCTAAAAAAGCTATTTACAATGATTGGTTCACCTACTTTTTCTCTTAAAGGTTCAAATAGTTCTTTAGCTAAAATTTTCATATTTGCTAATTGTTCATCGTTAGGTGTGTTTTTAATTTTTAATTTTTTAGCAGTTGCAGAACCAAATGCTTCTTTCCAAGATATATTTGTACTAAAGTTTTCTTTTTTAGATTTTGCCATAATTTTAATTTTGTTGAACTCTGTTTGCAATGTCAATGATTGCTCTGTAATAAGTTTTTTCATCATCATTTTCTTCACTATAAGCAACCCCATTTATGTTACTTGTGAATACATTAAAATTGTTTGATGTTAGATCAAAGTAATCTGTCGTAGATGTCTTAACTAACTCTAAAATAGATTCTACGATGTCATTCACTTGTAATTCTCCACCATCATCAGAAAAGAAAGCAGTAACGACCTCAATTCTTGTAATACATTCTACTATAAAATCACTTTGATTTTGATTTGTTTGTGCAGTATCTGCTGAATAAACAATTATATAAGGTTCGCTTTGAGTAGATGGAACACGATTATATACAGGTACATTTGCACCACCATAACTTACATTCCCATTTAAAAGTGTAAATATCTTTTGTCTTATAAATCGTATTGGTTCTTTCATCTTAAACTTCTTTTAATTGCATTGTTTAAATCTAACATTAACCTTTTTAAGCCTGTGTTTATTTTACCAAAGAAATAAGGTTGTGCTTTTTGAAATCTTGTACCAAATTCAAGAAACCCTGAATATGGTGCTTTAGATTCTATTGATTTGTCTTTTGCATTATAAACAACATTGTTTCTTAAATTACCTGTATCAACTGGAATAGGTGGCAATTTTATATCTCTTGATATTAATAATCCATTTTTATCTATTATCATATCAACACCTTTTGCACCAAGAGCATCTAACTTGTCAAACATTTTATTGACTTTACGAAGATCAGATTTATTAACTCTTATTTCCATTACTCCCTCTTTGTTGCCGTTATCGTTGTATAATACTTGTAATTACTATCAAACATATTATTTATTTGGAACTGTCCGCTTTCATTTTCTATTTCTAACAAATCTGTTGTGTTTATATCATCAGCAGTTTTTTTCCTAACAGTAAGTTCAATTACAAGGTTTCGATCTCTTTTACCATTTTTTGTGGCAATATCACCACCAGTATAATTAACCATTGCCCAAATTGTTGTTTGTGTTGCAAGGGTAGATGAAAAACCACCAAACCCATCAGCAGATTTAGATTGTCTTTTTATTAAAACCCTTGTGTCTAATTTTCCTGAATTCATTATATAAACATTGTTTTATATGAATTTAATATATCTTTTACACTTGTAGGTAAATCTGTTACAGTTTGACCAATAACAAAATCTGCTCTATTATCATACAAAGTAGAAACAAGTTGTAGGTTAGCTTGTATTAAAAAGCTATCATTCATACCTGCCGTTGTGTAACTCACTATGACTTCTTTTGATGGTAAACTATTAAGTTCAATGATTGTATCATCAAGCCCATACTCCGTAAATGCAGTTGTTGCAGTTCCCTCAACAGTTATTGATTGAATTGATGCTATGGGCGAAAATGGTAAAACAAACCTTTCATCAACACTCGCTAAATACAATTTCCTTGTTTTAGCCGCTATGTCTTTCGTAATGTAGTTTTCAATTATAATCCTTGCCTGTGTTATCATTTGACCTATTAGAGTATCATCAGCAGTTGTATCAACCCTTAAATATGATTTAGCGGTTGCCGTATTGATTATTTCTGATCCTGTCGTAGCAGTAATTTTAATTTGTGTATGAAAACGATTTAAAGGATTGCTATAATATGTCATTACTTATTTTTTTTAATTTTTTTCTTGTATGCTTGTTTTAGTTCCTTTGTTTCTTTTGTCTTTTTAGCATCTCTTTCTATGATACCAAAAAACTCTAATATATCTTCTAACATAATTTATTATTTAAAACAAAAATACAAAAAAAATGCACCATAAAGTTTACAGTGCATTTGATTGAATTAGAATAAAGAAAGAAAAACTATTTAAGACAAACAATGTCTTATTTAAAATCAAAGTTATTAAAAAATTTTGAATAAGCATTTGTCAAACTTAATCTAACTGCTTTTCTTTTACCATCATTTTTAAAAATAAAATAACCATTAAATTTTTCTACCCATATTGCAAAAAAATCTACATCTTTTGTTTCGTAACTATGTTTCCATTGTATATGAATTGTTTTTCTGTTTTTTTGATAATCTTGAGACGTAGATTTAATTTGGATACGATACATATTCTCTCCTGTATCGGCTACACAATCATAAAAAGAGGTGTGGACTAAAGGATAAGAAACCTTAATATCTCTTTTAAGACATTCAATACCGAACTTATATTCAGCAATACAACCTTTGGAATTGCTATCCACAAAAATAAAGTTACAAAAAAAGTGGCTAACCGAAATTAACCACTTGACTAATAAAACTAACTAATATGAAAAAAAAATTATTCTAATGTACTATAATAACAAACATTAGAACAATACTGTTTTGGAATATCAATATGACTTTTAAACTCAACGCCACAATTTAAACATTCCTTTGTTTCTATTTCTTCTCTTTGATATCTTTCAATCTCTAAGTGATCCATCTTTTTTCTTTTTACTTTCAATTATAGTGTCCTCTATTCCGTAAGCATAACTCAAAACCTTAAAATAAGTATCTTGTGTTATGTCATTTATATCCCAATGATTAGATATAATCTTCATTATTTTTGGTGCTATTTTCTTTGGTGCTGCCATTATCTAAATAACCAAAATAAAAAGTTAATTGCTAATGCTGCCCAAAACGTAAACACACCTAATCCCCAACAAGCATACTTAATGATTCTTTTTTGCAAGTTTAAATCAACTGGCATATTTATATCTTGTTGTGTTGCTTTATATGTTATTTTTACCATCTTGATTTATTTAATATTTCTTTTGCTTTTAAGCATCCTTTATCTGCTTTTTCTGATATATAATTTTTAAACATATCATATTCTAATCTTATTTTTTTAATATTAGAATCTATTTGGTCCAACCCTTTTAATGTTTTTGATAGTCTTGAATCAAAATCTTCTTGACTTGCTTTAAATATTTTTTTCATTATAATCCTAATATTA